AATCATGGTGGGGAATATTTTGCAGCGGGTGTTGGCGGTTCTATCACAGGACGAGGGGCGGACTTACTTATTATTGATGATCCACATACAGAACAAGACTCAATGTCTGATTCTGCTATGGATAGAGCATACGAATGGTATTCATCAGGACCCAGACAACGTTTACAACCAGGCGGAAGAATTTGTGTTGTAATGACAAGATGGGCTACCGATGATTTAACAGGAAGGCTCATCAAGGCACAATCTGAACCTAAAGCAGACAAATGGAAAGTTATTGAGTTCCCTGCAATACTTCCTAATGATCAACCAGTATGGCCAGAGTATTGGTCAAAAGAAGATCTAGAAGCTGTCAAAGCTTCGGTGTCCATTAAAAATTGGAACGCACAATATATGCAGGACCCAACTTCAGAAGAAGGGGCAATAATCAAACGTGAATGGTGGCAAGATTGGGACAAAGAATATACACCTAAACTTCTACACGTAATACAAAGTTACGATACGGCATTTTCAAAAAAAGAATCAGCGGACTATTCAGCTATAACTACATGGGGTATCTTTGAACCTATTCAGGGTTATGAAAAATGTATAATACTTTTAGATGCACACAAAGGTAGATATGACTTTCCAGACTTAAAAAATGTTGCATTAGAGCAATATCATTACTGGGAACCGGAAACCGTAATTATTGAAGCTAAAGCATCTGGTCAACCATTAATACACGAGTTAAGACGAGCAGGGATACCAGTCATCGATTATGTACCTGCAAGAGGTAGAGATAAACATACTAGAATAAACAGTTGTGCTCCAGTCTTTGAGTCTGGCATGGTATATGCTCCTCTAGACCAAAGTTATGCCCAAGAGGTAATTGAAGAGTGTGCTGCATTCCCTAATGGTCAATATGATGACTACGTTGATAGTATGACCCAAGCTGTGTTAAGATACAGACAAGGAGGATTTGTATCTACTTATTCTGATGATTGGGACGACTCTCCAATGAAGTTAGAAAAAGAATATAAATATTATTAATGAGCAGAATTAAACTTGCAAAAGTAGCTGGGTTAAAAATAGCAGATCTTGTAAAAAAACTAAAAAAAAGAAAATACGCTAAAGACTCAAAAAAGAATATAGAAAGAGCTAGAGGTGTTAAAACAAACAAAAGTGTCAAAGCTTATAACATTAGAGCTAGAGATGCAGAGACTAAAATAATTCCTGTCAAACGACAATCTCAAAAAGGTTCATCTTTTCAAACTCACAGAATTAGAACTAAGATGGGTAGAGCTGCTGCTCGATCTGAGGAGAGAGGCAAATTACCAAGTCCTATGCCTACTTTAGAACGTTTGTTTAAAAAAGATGTGCAAGGGGGAAAATTAGAGGACTACAGATTGACTAGAATGTATTTAAAGAATAAACTATCAGATGTAGCCAAAAAAAAATTTAAAGGCGGTATGATGAATAAAAGAAAATTAAAAAAACTCGTAAAGAAGAAAGGGCTTCCAATGCCTTTAATGACTAAACCTAAATTTAAATTTAAAGATGCAGGTAAATTTCCATATGTTAAAAAATTAACAGGTGGCCAAGCTAAATTGGACAAAAACAAAAATAACAGAATTGATGCAGAAGATTTTGCAATATTAAGAAAAGAAAAATCTAAAAAGAAACCTATGAAAGCTGCACTTGGTGCAATAGCCATGGGTGCACTTGCTGCAAAAATGCTTAAGGGTAAAAAGAAAAAAGCAACTAAAATGCCAGGAGCTGCTGGTGTATTAGGAGGAGGTGTTCTCCCTGGTATGTCTGTTGCAGATATTGTACAAAAAAAATTACAAGGTAAAATGGGTGGTGGCATGATGAAGAGATACACCAAAGGTGGTGGTGCTGATACTGGTAAAAGAAAAATTAAAGACAAAGACAGACCTTCCATGAGAGATAAAGAATTAGCTGGTGACATAGAAGGTTCAATTGCCCCATACAAAGTTAAGAAAAAAATGGGTGGTGGTATTATGAAAGTTCCTGGAGGCTATGCTAAAGAAGGTTCAGGAAGAATAAGCGATAAATCTTTAAAAGGAAAATCCCCACAACAAAAATTTCGTGAAATAGAAAAAATGAGAGAAGGTAATCCCAAGCAAGGGTTTCAACCTAAAATGAGAAAAAAAATGGGTGGCGGTATGATGATGAAACCAATGGGTTATAAATCAGGTAAATCAATCAAAGTTAAATGTAAACTAGGTAGAAACAAACCGACTAAAATGTATTAAGGGGGAACAATGTCCCTAAAAAATTTGTTTCGACTAGGGAGAAGACTTCTTTCAGGTAAGAAAGAATCTGCAACACCGACTACCGGACAACAACAAAAACTTCTAACATACGAAGGTAAAGCATCTCAAGACACAGGTTTAGAACTAGCAAAAAAAGAATTAGTAAACCCGCCTGTTAAACGAAATATCACTAAACCACTCTACATGGGTGATGATACTGCCCCTGCTTTTGGTTCATCCACTTATGATTGGGCGATGAGAATTGGTCCTGGCCGATATACAGCTGATGAATGGTTGAATCACTTAACTTCAACCAGAACAGAAAAGTTAAGAATATTTGGTAAACCTGCTGAAAGAAAAGTAAGGGAGGCAAAATCATTTAAATATGATAGTGGTCCTTTTGCTGGTAAAGAAGTAAGAGTTACACCAGAGGAGTTGTTTGATACTAACTTAGCAGTTTTTAATGAAGCTGGTGATTTAACAGGAGGTCTATTATTTGCTGCTAAAAAATTTGGTCTTAAATTAGATGCAAATGAAGTTGGTAATATGATTAAACTCAATCCTATTAACAGATTAAAAGCAATTGAGCTTGGCACACCAGAAAAAGCATTTACAGATTTAATAAAAAAATCTAAATCAATAAATGCACAAATTAATACTATTAAAAATAAATATCCTAGAGACATGAAAGTTGATGAAAATTTACGTGATGCTTTATATCATTTAAATGGTTTACAAGCAGAAAATATATCTGCTAGCACTTTAAGAATGGGTGTTAAAAATTTTAAAGACGCAGTGATTAAAGCAAGGGACGGCACAACAATAAATCAAAGTGATTTTAAAGGTTTGAATAAGATTATTGGTGAACTTGATGAATCTGCATCTAAAATTACAAACAAAATTAACAAAACTCAATATGGTAATGAGTCTAATTATACTTTACCTGGTGGTAAGAATTATAGAGAAACAATATTTAGATTAGATGAACCCATACCAACTAATAGTAATCCTTTAACTTCACCAGGGCATTTTAGTGAACATGGCACTAATCAAATTTATCACGTTAGATTTGATACAAGAATTACCCCAGATGGTAAAAAAGCTTTTTTGATACATGAAATACAATCAGATGTAAACCAATCAATTGCAAAACAACTATCTAAAGCTGAACAGTTAGCAGGGGTAAAAAGAGTTAATCCTTTTAACGCTGATGTAGAAATAAATTTATTGATAGGAGAAAGAGCTAAACTCAGTTCAAGATTAAACCAAGCTTTAGATGCACAGGACATAGGAGCAGCTAATGCTAATTCAAAATTATTGAATGATGTGCAAAAAAAATTAAATAATTTAATTACCAGACAATCTAATAGACAAGATTATTTTCCAATGGTCGAAGCAGATCAATATGGAGATCATGCATTAAAATATTTGATGAATAAAGCAGCAAAAGAAAATGTTGACTTTGTTGCAATTGCACCTTTTGAAAGATTAAGTATGAGACAAGGTTATAAAGCAGGTAACGAAAGATTTTATGGTTATGCCAATGGTAAAGGCATTAATGTCAAAGGAACTTCTGTTATGGCTAATGTTATGAAAAAGGCTGCAAGATTTTATGACTCAAAAGCAGAGAGGATAAAGTTAAGTTTATCAGACCCAAAAAAACCTTACAAAAGTATTGGTAAAAAAGAGATGACATATCCAGATGGTCATCCCCTAGCAAAAAAGAAACTTGTAAGTATAGTTCATGGAGAGGCTAGTGCTACTCAGGCACCAGGATTAAGATTTATTGAAGATGGTAATCCGAACTTGTATTTTGACGCTTTTGCAGTTAAAATTAATCCTTTAATGAAATACACTCAAAAAACCTATAAACGCTTAGGGGGCTTGGTAGTGGATATGTTTAAACCAATAAGGTACAATTAGAAATGGCTATCGAAAAGAATAATGAAACTGTTGTAACTGAGGAAGATAAAGTTGAAGAGACTGTTGAACAACCTGAAGGTTTACCAGTTGATGTCACTATAGAGGGTGAAGAAACAGTAGAGGAAAGACCTCAAGACGATTTTAACGCAAATCTTGCAGAAACTATGGATGAGAGAGTTCTCCAATCCATGGCATCAGATTTAATGCAAGAGTATAAAAAAGATAAATTATCCAGAAAAGAATGGGAAGAAACTTACATTAAAGGCTTAGATCTTTTAGGAACTAAATACTCTGAAGTCACTAGACCGTTTAAAGGTGCATCTAATGTCACTCACCCACTTCTTGCAGAATCTGTAACTCAATTTCAAGCACAAGCATATAAAGAATTGTGTCCATCTGATGGTCCTGTAAGAACTCAAGTAGTTGGATTACAAACTCCTGCAGTTGAACAACAAGCAAGTCGTGTTAAAGAATATATGAATTATTTGCTTATGGAAGATATGGAAGAATACACAACTGATATGGATCAAATGTTATTTTATTTACCTCTGTCAGGGTCAACATTTAAGAAGGTGTATTATGATCAAATACTTGGAAGACCAGTCTCTAAATTTATACCTGCAGAAGATTTAGTTGTTCCCTATTTTGCATCAGATTTAAAAGACTGTGAGAGAATCACACATGTTATGAAAATGACACAAAACGAAGTTATTAAAAAACAAGCAGGAGGATTCTATAGAGATATTGAATTAATACAATCTAATCAAGAACCTGATGCCTTACAAAAAAAATTAAATGAAATAGAGGGTATCAAAAGAACTGGTGATGATTATTTACATACAATTCTTGAAATGCATGTTGATTTAAATTTAGATGACTATGAAGATTTTGATGACAAGGCTAAAAAAATTAAAATTCCTTATATTGTTACGATAGATGAAGGATCTGGTGAAATATTATCTATTTACAGAAATTATAAACCTGATGATCTTGGCTATGCAAGAATTGAATATTTTGTTCATTACAAATTTTTACCAGGATTAGGTTTTTATGGTTTTGGTTTAACACATATGATTGGTGGATTAAGTAGAGCAGCTACACAATCATTACGACAACTAATAGATGCAGGCACATTAAAAAATTTACCTGCAGGATTTAAGTCTAGAGGTATTAGAGTAAGAGATGATGATCAACCAATACAACCTGGAGAGTTCAGAGATGTTGATGCACCAGGTGGAAACATAAGAGATCAATTTTTTAATTTGCCTTTTACAGAACCAAGCACCACATTATACAATCTTTTAGGTTTTGTTGTGCAAGCTGGACAAAAGTTTGCTGCTATCACTGATAACAATATAGGAAATGACTTACAAAATAGAGCAGTTGGAACTACAATTGCTATGATGGAACGAGGATCACGTGTAATGAGTGGTGTGCATAAGAGATGTTACTACGCAATGAGGTTAGAATTTAAAATTTTAGCAAGAATTTGCCAAGAATCTTTACCACCAGAGTATCCTTACGAAGTTTATGGTGGTCCAAGACAAATAAAATCATCAGATTTTGACAATCGTGTTGATATTTTACCTGTTGCTGATCCAAATATTATGTCAATGGCTCAAAGAGTAACTTTAGCACAGACACAATTGCAAGTTGCCTCTTCAAATCCACAAATTCATAACATTCACGAGGCTTATAGACGTGTTTATGAAGCATTAGGTACTAAACAAATAGAAACTTTACTAAAACCTGCACCAAAACAGCCTGAACCAATGGATCCTGCTAAAGAAAATGCACGAGCATTACAAATGCAACTACTAACAGCATTTGAATTTCAGGATCATGATGCACATTTAACTGCACACATGGCTTTTATGAACTCAAGAATGGTTCAAATAAATCCTGCGGTCTATGCGTTGTTACAATCACACGTTTCTGATCATATTTCTTTCAAAGCAAGAGCTGAAGTTAAAATTATGATGTCAGATGATCCAGAAATGGCACAGTTAGCACAAGAAAACCCACAAGCTTTTCAAATTATATTTGATTCAGAGGTTGCAAAGAAGGCTGCACAAATAACTAATGAATTAGTTCAAGCAGAGATACAATCTAATGCTGCAAAACAAGATCCATTAATTAGAATAAAACAACAAGAAGTAGATTTAAGAGCTATGGACATGCAAAGAAAAGCTGAAGAGACTAGAATGAAGCAAGAATTAGAAAATCAAAAAGCTGGAGCTAACTTACAGTTCCAATATGATAAGTTACAACAACAAGATGAACAATCTGACGAGAGATTAGAAATAGCGAGACAGAAACTTGAGAAAAATTAAAGATCCAAAAGTAGGTACAGGTAAAAAACCCAAAGGTTCAGGTAGAAGATTGTACACAGACGAAAATCCAAGAGACACAGTAAGAATAAAATTTGCTACACCCGCAGATGCGAGTGCCACTGTAAGAAAAGTAAAAAATATTAACAAACCTTTTGCAAGAAAAATACAAATACTTACAGTTGGTGAGCAGAGAGCTAAGGTTATGGGAAAATCAAGAGTAGCAGCAATATTTAAAGCAGGTAAAAATGCGATCAGAAAGACTAAACGTTAGAAAAGGACTAAGTGGAGGGGTCAAGTTTGGGCCACCGCCTAAAAAAGGACCAAATCCACAAGGAATTAAGATGATGAGGTCTAGTAATGGCAAAAAACGACTACGAAAGTCTACCAGAAAAAAATAAATTAATATTTTTAGCTGGTGTGTTTGATGGTGAAGGAAGTTTTGGCATTTGGTCAAAATGGAAAAAACAAAAGTACCTTGCTTGCTCTGTTGAAACCACAGATAAAGATATGGTTAGCAGATTTTATAAATTTTTTGGTGGTTGCATGTATTTATGCAAAAAAAGACAAGCTCATCACAAAAATACGTGGAGATGGCGTATCAATGGTAAAGGGGCTAGAACTAGTTTAGATAAAATGATAAGTTATATGTGTAAAAGAAGACAGGAGAAATATAATTATGTGGTTGAGTGCCTTAAAATTAGCAGTTAGCGCAGGAAGTAAAATTTACGCTAACAAACAGAGGACGAAGATGGCAATGTCTGATGCACAACTAATGCATGCAGAAAAAATGGCCCGAGGTGAGGAAGCTTACCAGGGAAAACTGTTAGAAGCCCGACAATCAGACTGGAAGGACGAGGCAGTTTTGATAATTCTCAGTTTGCCTGTAGCTATTTTGGCCTGGGCAGTCGTATCGGATGACCCAACTGCTATGGACAAAGTAAAATTGTTCTTTGAGATGTTTTCGCAGCTCCCTTCATGGTTTACTAACCTGTGGATCTTGGTCGTGGCATCGATATATGGTATAAAGGGTACACAAATATTTCGTAACGGAGGAAAAAAATGACAAAATTATGTCCAAGAGGTAAAGCGGCAGCTAAAAGAAAATTTAAGGTATATCCCAGTGCATACGCGAACGCATATGCTAGCAAAATTTGTGCAGGTAAAATTAAAGATCCATCTGGTGTAAA